CGCACTGACTATGATGGCATTGATAGCATGATGCAACAAATATGCCGTGAGTTTGAAGTTGATCCAAAAGACCTTCATAATGCGTTTATTGCAAAATATAAATTGACACCCGATGCGATGGCTGCTAAAATGAAGCATGATCGTAAAAACCGTCCAAAATCCGTCTAATACAACATTTGCACCACCAATCGGTGCTACTGGTTCATCTACAACATATACAATTTCTGGTGGCGGCGGTGGCGGTGGTAATGGCGGCACTGGATATCTAACAAATAGCGGTTCTATGAGTTGGGGGACTACTGGAAGTCCATCAGTATCAATAATGGGTAGAGAATTGCAAATTACACCACAAGATAAAGGTGATGCAATTATTAAAACCAATCATAATGAAATAAATCTTGATAAATTGTATAAAACTGTTATGATGATTGCAGATAAGATGATGATTATCGCAGATGATCCATACTTTACCGAAAAGTATCCTACACTTAAGGATGCCTATGAACAATACCATACCCTATTAGAACTTTACAAGCAAGGAGAAGAGAGTGACAACGAGAAACTTTAGTGCAGAGGAACGCACGAAACTTAAGCAATTGATGAGCGAAAGCATGTCTGTAATGACCGAAGTAGAGGTTTTGACAGGCGGACTTAATGATACTATTAGTGCTATCGCAGAAGAAATGAATATCAAGCCAAATCTGCTTAAGAAGGCAATCAAGATGGCACAGAAGCGTGACTTTGATAAGGCTCGTGAAGACCTTGATATCATTGAAAGCATTTTGAATAGCACTAACAACTTGGATAACGAATAATAATGGCATATGTAGATGCACTACTTGACCGACAGAAAGAAAAAGTATTCGTTGTTGAGCGAGTAGATGGCAAACGCATCTACAAAGACTATGATGTAGATTATATTTTCTACTATGATGACCAAAATGGTTCGCATAAGAGTATCTTTGATACGCCTGTTAAACTTGTAAAATGCCGTAGTAGCAAGGACTTTCGTAAAGAACTTGCTATTCACAGCAACAAGAAGATTTACGAAGCCGATATTAATCCAATCTTTCGCTGTTTAGCCAACAACTATCTTGGCAAGGATTCACCACAACTTCAAACAGCCTTCTTCGATATCGAGACGGACTTTGATAGTGTCCGTGGATATAGTACCCCCGATGATCCATTCACCAAGATTACTGCTATTACAGTATATCTTGACTGGTTAGATCAATTAATAACGCTTGCGCTACCTCCAAAGTCAATGACAATGGATGAAGCCAATGCTATCGCTGCTAAGTTTGAGAACACTTTCAACTTTGAAAGTGAAAGAGAATTATTGCTTACTTTTCTTGAACTTATCGATGATGCTGATGTGTTAAGTGGATGGAACAGCGAAGGATTTGATATTCCCTATACTGTTAATCGTGTTGCTCGTGTGCTGAGCAAGGATGATACTCGTCGTTTCTGTCTTTGGGACCAGTTTCCTAAAGAACGTGAATACGAGAAGTATGGCAAGATGAGTAAGACATTTGACTTGGTAGGTCGTGTTCATCTTGATTATATGGTGTTGTATCGCAAGTATACCTATGAAGAGCGCCATTCCTATAGCCTTGATGCCATTGGCGAATATGAATTGAATGAGCGTAAAACCGCATATGAAGGGTCTCTTGACCAGTTGTATAACCGTGATTACGAGACATTCCTTGCATACTCTCGTCAGGACGTTGCGCTTCTCAATAAACTAGATAAGAAACTTCGCTTCCTTGATCTAGCAAATGAAATTGCCCACGATAATACAGTGTTGCTGCAAACAACTATGGGCGCAGTAGCGGTGACGGATCAGGCAATTATTAATGAAGCGCATCGTCGTGGCATGGTGGTTCCTAATCGTCGTCCACGTAGTGATGAAATCAATACTCAGGTTGCTGGTGCCTATGTTGCATATCCAAAGAAAGGATTGCATGATTGGATTGGCGCAATTGATATTAACTCACTGTATCCAAGTGTGATTCGTGCACTTAACATGGGTCCAGAAACTATTGTTGGACAGTTGCGTCCTGTTATGACAGATGCTCATCTTGCCGCTAAACTTGATGAAGGCAAAAGTATTGCCGCTGCATGGGAAGGACTATTTGCTTCCATTGAATACGAAGCAGTTATGCGCCGAGACATTGGTGTGGAAATTACAATTGAATGGGCAGATGGCAAGAGCGAAGTTTATAGTGCCGCACAGATATATGACATGATCTTTGACAACTATGCGCCATGGGCATTAAGTGCCAATGGAACTATCTTTAATCTTGAGCATCAGGGTATTATTCCAAGTTTGCTTGAGCGTTGGTATAGTGAGCGTAAAGAATTGCAAGCCAAGAAGAAAGATGCCAAGGATGCAAAGGAAATTGCGTTCTGGGATAAGCGTCAGTTGGTTAAGAAGATTAACTTGAACTCACTCTATGGCGCTATTCTTAACGCAGGCTGTCGCTTCTTTGACCAACGCATCGGTCAAAGCACTACGTTGTGTGGTCGCACGATTGCAAAGCATATGGATGCCACCGTTAATCAGTTGATTATGGGAACATATGACCATCTTGGTGAAAGCATTATCTATGGTGATACCGATTCGGTATATTTCACTGCGTGGCCAGCAATTAAAGATGAAGTTGAAAGTGGGCGTATGGAATGGAACAAGGAAGTTTGTGTTCAACTATATGATTCCATTGGTGACCAAGTAAACTTAACCTTTCCAAAGTTCATGTATGAAGCATTTCATACTACACCAGAACTTGGTGCCATCATTAAGGGTGGTCGTGAACTTGTAGCATCTCGTGGATTGTTTATTACCAAGAAACGATATGCAGTTCTTATCTATGATCTTGAAAACAAACGTCTTGATGTGGACGGCAAAACTGGCAAGATGAAGGCAATGGGGCTTGACCTTAAACGGTCGGATACTCCAAAGGTTGTTCAAGACTTTCTTGCTGACATCTTGAAAAAAGTTTTAGATGGTGCAGGTCGTGAACAAATCATTGAAGAAGTTCGTCAGTTCAAATATATCTTCAAAGACCTACCAAGTTGGGAAAAAGGAACACCAAAGCGTGTTAACAAACTTACCTATTATGGTGCGTTAGAAAAGAAGCAGGGTCGTGCTAATATGCCAGGTCACGTTCGTGCGGCGATTAACTGGAATAATCTCCGCAAAATGCACAGTGATTCTCGCTCAATTGAGATTACGGATGGTATGAAGACTATTGTATGTAAACTGCGTGATAATCCGCTTGGGTTAACCAGCATTGGCTATCCAACCGATGAATCACGTATTCCCCAATGGTTTAAGGATATGCCATTTGACCAAGACCTAATGGAAGATACAATCGTTACACAGAAGGTAGAAAATCTGCTTGACGTGTTGGATTGGGATATCACCAATACAACCAACATTACCAATACATTTACTAGCCTATTTGCGTTTGAGGAATAATTGCCATGGATATTACACAATCATTTGAAATGTATGAAGATATCATAAAACATCGTAGATTTTACGAAAGTTTTGGAACTGCGCATGGAAATTATACGAACACGCTACGAGCATTTGATAAACTATTGCTTGAATTGGATGATACTTTACAATATGCTAAAATGCGTATGTTGGCAAAAAGTCGGTTAATGACTGATAATTTGCTTATAAAAGATTTGGACATGCGCCGAGAATTTGTTACAATTAATAAACTTCATGAAGATGATGTTCAAAATTTACTTGGAACAATTACCGCAAACATTGCACAAAATATACCTGTATTAGAATTATTTCCAGGCACTGGACAATTTTTACCGTATGCAGTAGCAGCAGAACCACTTTATATTGCAGATCGTTATATGGAGATTTGTGATGAAGCAGGAAATATATTACAAAATGATTTCTATGAAAATCGTAGACTGTTAAAATATACAGTAAATGATTATGATGTATCACATCTTCCCCAAGAATCATTTGGACTAGTTTATTGTTTCAATGAATTTTTCTATTGCGATGAATGGTATATTCATACATGGGCAAAAGAAATTTACAAGTTGTTATACAGTGGTGGGAAATTTATCTTTAATTTTATTCCACATGATGAGGCATGGGCAATACGATATAATATTAATCTAGATTTTGGTGTAATTGATTATAAAAATTTAATCA